TGTTGCCCCACGTCCTTTAATTAAATTTGCACACGGTTCACCAACTATGTGGCTTTTGCCAATTACTGTGCAAACTTCCCCAACGAAATTATAATTGAGTTCGTTATCCAATAACTCAATTACCCCTTTAGGAGTTGCAGGAACAAACTTAGTATTAGGTAAAAAACCATCAACGTCAAATTCTGGTTTAATATGTGTCGCAATTCCTTTTAGATGTTCTGGAACAGGCAACTGAACTATAACACCAGCGACCTTTGAATTTTCTTGCGACATTATTAAAATTCTCAACGCTTCTGCATATTCCGTATCTACTGGAAGTTTATGTATTATCGTGCGCAATCCAACTTCTTCGCAATCACGTATCTTTCCATTTACATAAGCATTGCTTGCCGGATTGTCTCCAAACTGGATTATTACGAGTGTATCCCTCGACGGCTTTGTTTTAGACAAATAATCTTGTATATCCGTCTTTCGCTTCTAAACATAAGATTTGACATCAATCAAAAAATCAGCTCCAATCAATATTAGCGTTATCATAGATTGCACGTGAGTAATCCTTTAGTGCATTATAGGAATTGTCTTTCTTAATTTCCCAAAGCATATCATTTACAAACTTCTTTGTTTGTGGATGCATTGCAATCGGTTTAGAACATTTCCCAAGCCACCATTGCCACTCTTTATCTAAGGTAAAGGACTCGCCCATATAGGCGCGTCCTGCACCAAGATAATCACACACCATTTCAAGTGCGTATTTATACGGTATCTTTAGCGGTTCCCCACCTTTATCAAAGTTATCTTGCCAATACTCATAATGATGCGGGTTGCGTCCTTTATGGTGTTGCCACGCCATAGAGTAACCATTCTCTTCCTTACAAGCGTCAATAGGGCTTCTATTACCCTGATAATACTTTACGCTTTCCCAAAACTCGACTGGTGAGAATTTACTAAGGTCATGGGTAATTCCCTGCCAAGGAATACCAGCCTTACAACAGAAGTAAAATACCCAATACTTATGAACAAGAATTTTCTTTAAATGTAAAAAGAAATTACTCAGTTTCATATAGTTCCTTTTCCTCCGGGAATCTCTTATAATATACGTCTTTCTCGTCTGGGCATTCTTTGAAATATTCAGCCCTCTGTTCTGGATGACGCATAAACAGTCTGCGAATCATGTCAAGCCGTTCGTATTCCTGATATTCTTTAGACTGCTTATTGTGCATAGGTTGCCAATAGGCAGTTGTAAGAGCAACCATCTTATATGCTTCTTCTGGTGTCACATTATCAATAACATCGTGTTCACCATTTGGATTGTGTGTAACATCAGCAACAGTATACCAATGCCACTTCTCATAAATTCCAGTCACTGTATATCCATATTTGTTAAATTCTGGAAAATCGACCTCTGCGCCTTGCCACGGAACACAACACCGCATAACAAAATCTTTTGGTGTCATAGCGTATAAACGTTCAACATTCGGTGGAGCAGACCTTATCTTTTCTTTTAGCATTAAATTACCTCATTTCTTGTCAGTGCTACCGAATCCACCATTACGAACACCGTCCGCATCATCGTCATTCGTCTTTAGATAATTCATAAAGATACCCTGTGCAATAGCCATTCCAGTTTTCACATTTACACTATCAGAGTTGTGATTTTCAAGACGATACTTAATAAAGATATGACCTTCGTTATCAGACTTAGAATAGTCACTGTCTACGATGCCGATAGTATTGGCAAGACGCATATAGTGCCTAGTGCCAAGACCACTACGAGGTGCAATCATTAAGAACTTATCATCGTCCATAATCGCACGAATACCAGTGGGAATAATAAGCTCTGCGTTAGGCTCTTCAAGAATAAACTCGAATGGACTAAAGAAATCATAACCGCAAGAGCCTATAGTGCTACGTCTCGGAAGTCTTAAATTGTCATAGATATTCTTGATACAACCCTTTTCAATTTCGTCCCCAAAAATTGCGACATAATCTTTTTCAAACTGTTCATAACTAATCTTTTCAAACTTAACCATCGTTATACTCCTTAGCCTCTTTTTAAATAGTTTACAAAACCTCTTGCTTTTGCATCTAAAGCATCAAGGTCGCTATCATTATTCAAAACAAAATCGTAATTATAAGATTCCGTGTATTTATCAGAATCATTAGACACAACTTGCTGATTGTTGGAACGTTTAACTAGAACTGTCATTGCACCGAAGTCTCTTACAATACGTGCAATCTCCCCCGGCTCTCTGATATGTATAAACAGAAGCTCCTGTTCTGGCTGGTTTTTAAACCAGTGAATCTCTTCTGCAATTTTCTTATATGGAATATCGTCATATTCAGCAAGCAGTTCCTTTAGCTTACTGAGAAACAAACGCGACCTTGGGTCTTTCTCGCCATTCCATCCAGCGAACCGCGCTACATCTTTTACGAAGTCAACGCTTGAAAAATTAGTAGTTGTAGCATATTTACTTACAAGCGACACAAAGGTATCTTTACCACTTCTTGGCATACCATTGATAACAATAACCTTATGTATAAAAATCACTCCTCGATAGCAATTAAATCATCGGTATAAAATAACCACTTAACAGGAGAACTGTCTTCTGCTAGTTCGTAAGCAATACCAGTAAACTTAGTACCCTTCTTTGTGTCAACCGCAGTAAACACAACATCCCTATTCTTTAGCAAGAACTTTCTAAATCTATCTGCAACAGACAACTTACGTGACAGAATCTTGTCAACGTCAAGTTTCACCTTTTTCCCATCAAGCGTATCAATCTTATCGTAAGAAATTTCTACCTTCATTTTACGCCACCTTCATTTTCAAATGGAAAATCTTCCAAGTCCAAATATTGTCGTCACATACAATCTAATAGCTTAACCCATCAGAACCAACATGCGTATCATAATCAACATTGTCATTATCCAAATCATTAAGAATAAGATTGACGTTCCAATCCATCTTTCTTAATGCAATCTCTTTAGAGCTACAAACAATTGGAGCAAAAAGCTCATTATCCGATACGCTACAAAGCAACCACATAAAACATCTCCTTACATAACCACAAATTCATAATCAGTAATATAGAAGTAACCACGCTTGTTCTTGTACCAATCACGAATCTTAATTACATCATTCTTCTTGAACTTGCATTTCTTATACAGTTTGTAAGGAACTGTATAAGAACTACGCTTACCAGAACCAATGGACTGCGCATCAATAATAACGCCCCAAGGCTCAACAGATTCACGCTGTTTCATTACCTTCATTTCGAGAATAACAATCTTAGGTCTATCTTCGGATTTGTCAGTCTTAATGCCAATGTAACCCATATATTCAAGCTGATTAGCAATCTTGGTTTTAATGTCAACATCACCAAGATTCATAGTCATAATATACTGTTCAATCTCGTTCAAGATATTATGACAATTTAACTTATTAAACTGCTTTTCGGTTTCGTTAGCATTGCGCTTAATAATGTTCATTGTAATCTCGTCTGGAATCTTACTCTTAGCAATCGTTTTCGCTTCGCCCTTCTTAAAGAACTGGAACTGCTTGAAGATTGTTGCCAACTCTCTACAAGTACCGAACTCTTCAAAATAATCGAGTTTAATCAAAGTTTCAACTTGGTCACGAGGCATACCCGATGCCTGAATATCATACAACAGGTCAGTGAATGTCTTATAAGAGTTATCCTTCAAAGAATACAAAAAATCAGAATATCCTGCATTTAATCCCTTGATACTGCTCGTACCTTTATAAATACTATTCGTAGCAAGGTCATAGAAGTATTCTGCCTTTGCGTGTCTGAACTTAGGTGCAAGAATTTTTACCTTGCGACTATTTGCGTACTCAATAGCTTCTGCTGTCTTGTTGTCATCGCCGTTCCATGCGTTAAGGCAAGAGGTCAAATACTGTAATGGATAATGATAACGCAGATATGCACATTCATAACTAATACAAGAATAGCTCAAACTATGAACCAGTGAGAACGAATATCGTGTAGCATCAAGAATACACTGTAAGAACGGATTGATAATCTTGTCAGATTGCTCATCGGTTAAATGATATTTGACCTTCGCGTTCTTTTCCCAGCCTTCCTTAATAATAGGAAGCTGGTCACGTGTACCGAGTTTCTTACCGATAATTTTACGGAGCTTATCAGCTCTCAAGAAATCGTAACCACAGAACTCCTGCACAAAAGCCATCTGAGGCTCTTGCATAATTGCATAACCCATAGAAGAGCCAAGTAAATTATCAATCTCTTTAATTCCTGTTTTAGATACGATACCGTTCGTCGCATCATCATAAACTCCCTTGCCACAAGGACGGATAAGAGCATTGATGAATGTCAGCAAATCCAAACGTGTCATATTAGGAATCTGCTTCTTAATCTTGTTGTAGACCTCTGGCGACAGCATCTTATCAACTGTACGCTGACCGTAGTTGGAGTTCATCTGGAAAATCAAAGATGTATCTTCTTTAATACTATTCCAGACCGCATCATCCTCAAAGTCAATCGTCTTAGGTGACAATCTCTCGATGCCAGCTAATTTACAAGTTTCATTGATAATACCCACGTTATCGAGGCCAAGTGCATCCTGCTTTGTAAAATTAAGGGAATCAAGCTCCTTCATATTGATGCAGGAGACAGGATAGGGGTCATCTTTTAGATAGCACAGGCCAAATTCCGACTCAATGTCATGGTCGGAAACAACGACACCAGACGGATGAGAACCGATACTGACGATAGTACCAATAACAATATCAACATACTTGAACAACTCCGGATATTTCTTACGCCAGCTATCATCAATGGTAACAATCTTTTCCTCATCGACTGCTACTTCATGAACGGCCTTTGCAATCGTATCAACCTCATCCAAAGGCATATCCAATCCACGTCCGATATCACGAATTGCACCCTTTAATGCGATTGTGTTGAACGTAATAATTTCGCAAGTCTTGACATTCGGAAGGTCTAGGTGGTCGTTCAACATCCAAAACTTCAATTTATCACGGTCTTTTGCCGAGTTATCCATATCAACGTCAGCCAAGCTGTACTTAGATTTATCCATGAATCGCCAGAAATAAAATCCATATTTCAATGGGTTTACTTCTGTCACGCCCAAAGCGTACAAAGCCAAGGAACTAGCGGCGCTTCCACGTGCAGGGCCTTGCCACATATCATGCGAATGTTCCCAACGCACAATATGGTCTTCGAGAAGAATAAAGTCAGTCGCATTCAAAGCCTTAAAAGTGTCAATTTCCTGCTCCAAACGCGCAGTTACTTCTTCTCTTGAAAATCCCTCTTTGATAATCGGTTCGATAGTTTCTGGTGCAAACAACTTTTCACGAAGGACTTTCTCGCCATCATCGTAAATCTTTGCGTACTTGAAACTTCTATCAAGCTCAAAGGTTTCAATCATATCTGCCATAACATTTGTGTTATTGATTGCAGACATATATTCTTCTTCACTGAGAGCATCTTGTGTTCTATATGCTTCGACAAGTTCATCGTAGGTTTTCCATGTCAAATCCCAACCGACTTCATCATCGAAGAAAACGCCCTTGCCGCGCTGTAGTGCGCTACGGCCAAGTTCATGTTCCGCGTTCAAACAGTGGGTATCAGTACCAGCAATCAATCTAATACCAGTTTCCTTGGACAGATTTGCCAAGTATCTATTATACTCAAACTGCTTCTGCGTATTATGGTGCTGGACTTCCAAGAAACATCTATCTTTATGCCTTGTTAAGAATCTAAGATAAGACTCCCTCGCACTTTCAGTTCCTCTGCACAATGCAGATGCGACACAGGCAGTAGTAATAATAATGTTATTACTCGTGGAGAACAGTTCAGCGAACGTAATTCGGGGTGCATAGTAATAATGACCGTCAACACGATTAAATGCCTTACCCTGCAAGACGTTAAGTTCCTTAACACCCTCCCAGTTTCTAGCAATCAAAACGCAGTGGTAATTATCACGAATCTTTTCCTCACCCTCGTCTGGAATACGCTCGGTAAGGTATGCTTCCATGGCATGAATATATTTCATGCCAGCGGCCTCAATGGCATCTTTCTTGTGAACCCATTCAAAGATATTGCCATGCTCTGAAAAGGCCATAGCAGTCATTCCACACGCTTTTGCCTTTTCTATGTACTGCTTATATGTAGTAACTGAGTCAATGTTCGTGACTGCATTACTCAGCATAGTATGTAAGTGGTAGACTGTATAGTTTGCCATTACATCACCTCATCAATACGGAGTATTATTAGCGGCGGCTTGTTCGTAATCAAGAACTCTATCACCAACAAGCAAGCCGTTCTTACCAAAAATCGGGCTGTTGTATCTAATCAAGCCTTTGTCCCAAGAATACTGCTTGAATCTATCATCACCGTCACCATACAGGCGGCGAGTTACGCGGTCATATCTAAGACCAATTCTTTCACCATGAATACCAAGCGTTCTATCCTTAAAGACTGTGAACTGTCTGTCGTATCCCTGTGCCTTCAAATCATTATCCCAAACCTTCTCAAGCCCGTAGATTCTATCAGCCATATTAACAATGTTAGATGTACCAAGAATCTCATACTCGGAAAGTGGAATACCGGCCTGTTGTTTACGAGGATGGCAAACAAGATGAATTTCCAACCCATTCTGCTTTGTAAAATGAATCAATTTATTCATAAAGTCAACCTGAATGCCAGTCACTTCTGTATCAGAAATACCACGGAAATTCAGACACAGCCAGTTATCAAGAACAAAAACTTTTGTGCCAAACCGCTTATAAACTTCCTTCATCTTATTAAAGACCATATCTGGGTTAGACAAAAGCAGATTGTCATAAACAAAGATTTTTTTTGCATAGTATTGCTTGATGGCTTGTGTTGCTTGCGGGGTAGGTTTATAGAACTGGAATCCATTAGCACCAGTATATTCAACAGAGTGCTGTCTACCAGCCGCCTGTGCCAAGACCCAGTTTAACATCTGGCTTGTTGTCGATTCAGCATTAAACCAGAACACTGTATTTCCCTTATCAATCGCTTCAAGCACAACGGTTTGAGAAATCATAGTGGTCTTGCCACAGTTTCCAGTAACAACAATATCGTTGCCACGCCGCATAATCCACTTGTGCGAAGGAACAGTGAAGCAGTATTTGAATCCATCTTTAGTTTCATACTTCTCTATTTTGGCCTTATTCTCTTCACTACTACACGACATACTAGCAGTAGTTCTAGTAGATACACTTACGTAATATTCGCAAGACTTTCTCGTGTACCACTTACCACAAGTGAAATACTTCTGACCAGAACGGTCATTTGCACGAATTGTTGCTCTATATCCACAAGACGTATACGCAAATTGCACAAAATCTGCGGTTGCTTTAACAGAAGTAGAAAATCTCATACGTCCGACATTATCAACACTGCCATCCCAGAACATGATATTGTCGCAGATGACCTTTAACTGTTTATGCGAACAATCGTACCAATAGTCAGTAAACTCCTTTTCTCTACGAGGAGCATAGAAATAGAAATCTGTATAACCATTTGCCACAGATTCACGCTCAGTATACTCAATACCACATTCGCTAAAAATCTTACGAATCTCAATCTTCTTTCTATCCTTCTTTAGATGGAGTCTACACAAGTTAGTCTTGTTATGCGTAAAAGTTCCATCACAAATGACAGCACACATCAACTTAATCTCTGCATCACTCAAATCAATACCAACGCCGCCATAATTAAACGCTTTAATAAAACGTCCAGTAAAACCCTCTTTATTAGATTCGTGTCTACGCTTCACTTCTGCGAAAGGCAAAGACATAAGTTTTCCATCCTGATTTAGATAATAAACATTATGCTCTTCGCTCAAACACTGATTGATTCCGTACTTGGTCTTAAAATGCCACAGATAATCACACTTGTATTTATGGAACACAGAAGGAGTTACAAGCTCTGCTGTTCCGTCATCGTTATACTGTAGCACTTTATCGCCATTCTGGAAATCAGCGATTCGTTTCCACTTAGTACCATCAAAGAACTCTGTATCACAGTCAACACAACCCGAGTAGGCAGTCCAGATGTTCAATGTTCCGTCAATGAAACCGTAAATCTGTCTATCAAGCGAATTGATACCGCTCGGAATATATTCAGTCTGTTCAATATCAAATTCCTCAACGTCCATCAGGTCGATAACGCTTTCCATAGGAATTTCTTCGGCAGAGTTAATCAACGCGAGGATTCTTGCGCTACCACAAGCCAACAAAACATTATTCGCATCGGTTTTACGAATATCTACATTCTCATTAAAGCTATGATAGTAATTATAAACCGCTTCTTCATCATCCTCCGTAGGTTTGACAATCTTAATACGATATTCACCAAGGCGAGGAATGGCTTTCTTCATACCACTTTCTCCAGCATCATCGTTATCAAACCAAAGGATAATATCTTCAAACTGGTCTAAGAACTCATAGTTAAAGTTAATCCAGTTATCATCATTTGCGCCAGATGGAATACTTACGACGTTTTTGAAGCCAGCCTCAATACAGGCCATAGTATCGTTCATACCCTCTGTCAACAAAAGCGGCTGTGTTATATCAATCTTGTTAATGTTATAAAGAATAGGGCAAGTATCAGCATTTTTCTGATAGAAATATTTTGGTTCGCCACTCTTAATTGCATGACTAGGACGATATTTGACTGTAACAACACGTCCGGTCAAATCCCTAAACTGATATGCAACGTTCCCATGCATATCAGAACCAAGGCCGACATAACGACACGTCTCTTCGGAAATACCGCGCTTTGCCATATACTCCAACGCAACACCGGAAATATCATCTTCGATTTTAGGATATCTAAAGTTCTTGAAATAATCCTTCTGTTCAGTTGGCGCTGTAAAACTAAACAGAGATGGGTCGTATTTTACCTTTGTTTCATCTAACAAACGCTTAACTGCCTTCATGTAAGGTTCACCAAACTTATACATATAATAGTCCAAGATACCGAACACCTTACCAGTGGAGAAGTCCTTAAAGTAGTAGTCCTTTTTCATCCACATCATTGAAGGATTATTGTCGTTAGCATTGAAGATAGATTTTGCAGAGCCTTTCTCTGGATTCCACTCTTCAAGCGGATAACCCTCTGCGATAATCTCTGCTTGTCTATCACCAAGAACTCCTTTTGCTTCAATGATTTTATCCAGAAGTTCACTCATGCAAATCTTTCTCCTTAGTTAGTTAATTGTCCGTAAGGACATTGATGACGAAAATCACAGAAATTGTTACAATAGAAGTCGAACTTTCCATTGTTCTCTTGAGTGATAGGTTTGAACTCAAATTCGCCCTCTATCTCATTAACGGTTGATTCTATCCAGTTTAAGACTTCGTTTAGCCTATTCTCGTCGAAATCAACCCATGTCCATTTATTTAATCTAAACATAAAGAACGCCATCTTTTTCGGATATTCGCCATACATTTGTTTCATTGCCCAAGCATAGGAATATAACTGCTTCTCGTATTCGATGCGTTCCGCTTTGCTCTTCCAATTTCCTTTAGATTTATAATCAATAATCAGTAGGCCATCATCGTTTTCTGCAATAACGTCTATTTGACCTTGCAATCTAAATTTGTCTTTGAAAGGTAGTTCAAAATGTTTTTCAGTTTCTAAAATCTTAAAATCAAAACCTGTAAAATTACTTAGAAAATCATAGCCGTCCTTGTAATATTTATACCCCATATCCCTTGAAAAGTTCTTTTCCATCTGCAAAGTGAAAGTAGATGTTACATTCTCTGCATAATGCTTCTCATAATACGAAAGCATATCATATATATCAAGTTCACCTTTTCCATACATCTCCAATATCTTGTGCATATATGACCCAAATTCGCTTGTACCGTGTGACTCTGGAATCATCTTCATATCATCAAAATAATGAAGATAATAGTAATATTTACAATTAAAGAAACTTTTTAGTTTTGAAAAAGAGTAGGTATTTACCTACACATTCTTATTCATATCCATGTCAATCATCCCTATAATAAAAAATGGGGCGGAGCGCAACCGCTCGCCCCATAAATCATACTTTAGTTATTAGAATGGCAGTTCGTCATTGTCCTCAGATGGTGCATTTGCTACCATAGTTGCCGGAGCATCATTGGTAGTTGCGGTATTTGCATTGCCGCCATTCTTACCGCCGCAGAAAGAAATGTTGCTTGCAACAATCTCGATTGCGATACGGTTATTACCGTCCTTATCAGTGTACTTCCGAGACTGCAAAGAACCTTCAAGGGCAATCATATCGCCCTGATGGAAATACTTGCAGACAAAATCTGCGGTCTGCCGCCAAGCAACGACATTCAGGAAATCTGCCTGACGCTCATTGGTGGTCTTGTCAACATAATTGCGTTCAACTGCGACACTAAAGCTAGTCACGCTAGTGCCGTTATCAAGCTGACGCAGTTCCGGGTCACGAACCATACGACCCATAATAACAACATGATTCAGCATATTTCAAATTCTCCTTTAGATTAGAAAATAACATACGTTTCAAGATATTTCTTCAACTGACCAGCATTGGTAAACTTGTGCGTTGCAAGTTCCTCCATAGCTTTCTGTGTTGCGTCAGCAGAAGAGCTAAGTCTATAGATATAACGACTATACTTGATGTTGCCATTTACGGCCTCCATCAAAATAATCTTTGCAATCTGTCTACCGGAAAGATAAGCACTTTTCATTATGCTAAACTCTCCAATTCTGCAAGAACAGCCTTTGCTACATCACCATCTGTAATCGTATTATAGTTTGCAACAGGCTTACCATTTACGATATGATGCTTAGAAATAGCCTTTGCAATATCCATACGGTCAACGCCCTTGGTCTTGAGGGCTTCAATCAGACTTGCAATAGATTCAATACTGGATGCAACTTCCGAATCAGATGCTTTGCCGACTGCCGCAGGATTACCGGTAGAAATATCTGCCTTTATAGGATTATAATTGTTTGCGTAGGAATTGTCGTCAGCGCCATCGTTTGCCCAGTCGATAATCTTAGCACCATGACTTTCATCCAATCGAGTAATACCTTCATTTTCAAAAATGTGGGTATTATCCTTTTCGCACTTTGCCATGTGACTATCGCGGTCAATCATAAAAGTCGTAGTAAAGTAGTATTCAAAGCCCTCGCGCTGTTTTGCGCCAACACCGAGCTTCTTGACAGTAACCTTACCACGGTCATCCTTATCGACCTCATACTGGTCTTTACCCTTCATCGTACTAATAATGTGGATGGGCGAATATGCCATGGTATCAATGAACTTATCATGACGAGGAGTAACCTTCGCCCATGCCTGATAGTTTCCACCAAACTGCTGTTGCAAATCAAGACAACCACCACGTCCTTCCCATTCAGCGGACGAACTATCAATCACAAGAATTGAATACTTCTGCTGAACAGCAAAGTTGATAAGGTCGATAAACAGCTCAGGATTGTAAGGGGGATTCAAGTCAACAATATCGAACTTAAACTCCTTGGCATAATACCGACCACGAGGGCCTTCTGTATTCGCAAAAAGAATTTTACCGTTAGTTCCCTCAAGAACATCACGCTTCCGCATTTCGTCAATCATACCAGTTGCCAAACGCAATGCGGAATAACTCTTGCCGCATCCACTAGGCCCCATCAGCGCAATCTTGACAGCAATCTTCTCACGTACAGCTTCTTGTACATTAAAATTAAATGCCATGTAAATTACCTCTTATGTATATAGAATAAATCGAACAACTATATTATATCAAATTTTTTGAAATTTGTCAAGTGGTTTTTGAAAATAATTTTTCAGTTTTGTAGACTCGACCTTGCCGCACATCTACCTGTCTTGCAATCTGCTTAGACCAAACACAAGCAAAATCATTAGGAGCAGTCTCTTCGCTTACAAGGACAGTGCACCTTTTTGAAAGCTCTCTGACATACTCCCAAAACGCTTCATGGTCAAAATCACCAGTAGAATATCCAGTAGTTCCTTTATATGGTGGGTCTAAATACACGACCGAACCATTCGGGATTGATACATCTCGATAATCACCACACAAGAACTCTGCATTCTTTAAACCGTTTAGGTCACGATAAATACTGTGACTTGCACCAGCACAAAAATCTTCGCCGCGCTTATTTCTTGCAAGACCGCCAAACCACTTACCAGAATAACTACACGCAAAACCAACATATCCAGTCAATCCGGGGTCTTCATCTTTGTGCGCTTTCACGTAATCGTATGTTGACTTCGTGATTTTATCCGGTAACTGCCTTCCGGCCTGAACATCTCGCCACATGGCGATTAGATATGGATGCGCGTCATTAAGAATTTTGCGATTCGCATTGACACGCGACTCAATAGAACAGCTCCCGCAA